AAAGTATTAATAAGAGATGGTGCAAGAATACCTGGTAACGAACACATTGGAGCATTTGGCTGTGACTCTTACGATATTAGCGGTACTGTTGATGGTCGCGGTAGTAAGGGATCGTTACATGGATTAACTAAGTTTAGCATGGAAGAAACACCTGCTAATCACTTTTTCTTAGAATATATATCAAGACCACCAACTGCTGAAATATTTTTTGAAGATGTATTAATGGCTTTGCATTTTTATGGTATGCCAATACTTGCAGAAAACAACAAACCTAGACTTTTATACTATTTAAAACGTAGAGGTTACAGGCGTTTTAGTATGAACAGGCCTGATAAAGTTTGGAACAAATTATCTGTAACAGAAAAAGAAATAGGCGGTATACCAAACTCCAGTGAGGATATAAAACAAGCTCACGCTGCTGCTATAGAAAGCTACATACAAGAGCATGTAGGTTTGAAAAACGAAATTTATGGAGATATGTATTTCCAAAAAACATTAGAAGACTGGGCTAAGTTTGATATAAATAACAGAACAAAGCATGATGCTTCTATTAGCTCTGGTTTAGCCATTATGGCTTGTAATAAAAATAGATATATACCAGTTAATAAAAGAACTACAAAGTCTGTCAGCTTAGGTATAAAAAGATATGACAACGACGGTTATGTTTCAAAAATAATATAAATGAAAATAAACACAAATTTTAACAGTTCATTTCCTAGCCAACTTGTTTCTAACGAAGAAAAATCAAGTATGGACTATGGTCTGCAAGTTGCAAAAGCTATAGAAGGAGAGTGGTTTAGAGTTGATGCTGGTATAGGCATGAACGATAGATTTAGAACTAACTATAATAATTTTCATAGACTTAGACTTTACGCTAGAGGAGAACAATCAATACAAAAATATAAAGATGAGCTTTCTATAAATGGCGATTTATCTTATTTAAATTTAGACTGGAAACCTATACCTATAATTCCAAAGTTTGTAGATATATTAGTAAATGGTATATCTTCTAAAGACTATCAAATAAAAGCTTTTGCTCAAGATCCTGCCTCGTTAAAACAAAGAACTGACTATGCTACCGGTATATTAAGAGATATGCAGGCAAAAGATCTTTTAATGAAGTTAAAAAACACCGCTAATATAGATGTGTTTAATACTGATGATCCAGATAAATTACCAGAATCAGAACAAGAGCTTGATTTGCATATGCAGCTAGATTATAAGCAGTCTATAGAAGTTGCAGAAGAAGAAGTCATAAACAATACACTGTCAAGAAATAAATACGATTTAGTAAGAAAAAGACTTGTAGAAGATTTAACTGTTTTAGGTATAGCTGCTGTAAAGACAGGGTTTAATAGATCTGAAGGAATAAAAGTAGAATATGTTGATCCAACTAATTTAGTTTATTCATATACTGAAGACCCTAACTTTGACGATATATATTACGTTGGTGAAGTTAAGTCAGTTAGTTTACCAGATCTTAAAAAACAATTTCCGTATTTATCAAACGAAGATTTAGAAGAAATAGAAAAATATCCTGACTCGTATAGCTACGGTAGAAACTTTAGTGATAGACAAAACGACGACACTGTACAAGTTATATACTTTGAGTATAAAACTTTTGTTAATCAAGTGTTTAAAATAAAGCAAACAGCACAAGGTTTAGAAAAGTCGTTAGAGAAAACAGATGATTTTAATCCACCTGAAAATGAGTCTTTTGATAAAGCTTTTAGATCTATAGAGGTATTATATTACGGTGCTAAGATACTAGGTCACAATAAAATGTTAAATTGGCAAATGGCTGAAAATATGACTAGGCCTAATAGTGATACTGTAAAAGTAAATATGAACTATACTATAGTTGCTCCTAAAATGTACAAAGGTCGTATAGAGTCAACTGTTAGTAGAGTTACTGGTTTTGCTGATATGATACAGCTTACTCATTTAAAATTGCAACAAGTGATGTCTAGAATGGTTCCTGACGGTGTCTACATGGATGTTGATGGCTTATCAGAAGTTGACTTAGGTAATGGTACTAGTTATAATCCAGCAGAAGCATTAAATATGTATTTTCAAACTGGTAGTATTGTAGGTAGATCAATGACGCAAGATGGTGGTATGAATCCAGGTAAAGTTCCTATACAAGAATTACAAACCTCTGCTTCTCAAAGTAAAATAGCTTCTTTAATACAAACTTATCAATATTACTTACAAATGATAAGGGATGTAACCGGTTTAAATGAGGCTAGAGACGCTAGCGCTCCAGATAAAAACGCTTTAGTAGGTTTACAAAAGTTAGCCGCAGCAAACTCTAATGTAGCAACTAGACATATATTACAGTCTACTTTATATTTAACATTAAGAGCTTGTGAAAATATAGCGCTTAGGGTTTCTGATAGTTTAAGATTTGCTTTAACAAATCAAAGTTTAAAATACAGCATAAGTGCGTATAATGTAGGTACTTTAGCAGATATAGATAATTTACATTTAAGAGACTTTGGTATATATTTAGAGCTAGAGCCAGATGAAGAAGAAAAAGCTCAACTAGAACAAAATATACAAGTAGCTTTACAAGCTGGAGGCATAAACTTAGAAGACGCTATAGACATAAGGCAAGTTAGAAATTTAAAACTTGCTAATCAAATGTTAAAGCTAAAAAGAAAACAAAAAGCTAGAGCCGATCAACAAGCACAACAAGCTAATATACAAGCTCAAGCACAAGCTAACGCACAAGTAGCAGAACAAACTGCTTTAGCTGAAACACAAAAGCAGCAAGTACTTACAGAGCAAAACATTCAGTTAGAAAAAATGAAATCAGAGTTTGCTACTACTAAGATGAGAGAAGAAGCACAGTTGAAAATACAGTTAATGCAAAAAGAGTTTGAGTACAACATGCAGCTAGCAGCAGCTAAAGTACAGCAAGAAGATCGAAAATTAAAAGAAGTTGAAGATCGTAAAGATCAAAGAACAAAAATACAAGCGTCTCAGCAAAGTGAAATGATAGACCAAAGAAAAAATAATCTAACACCTATAAACTTTGAGTCTGCTGGTAATGACGCTATGGATGGTGGATTTAACTTTGAGCAATTTGCTCCTAGGTAATTATTAATTATTATATTATATTATGTCAAAAGAAGAAGTAAAACAAGAGGGTGACTTTAAAATAAAAAAGAAGCCTAAAAAACTAGTTGATAAAAACGAAACAATAAAAGTAGATTTATCAAAAAAAGAAGAGGTGGAAACTAAAAAAGAAGAGGTTAAAGCTGAAGAAGTTGAACAACCTGTTGTTGAAGAAGTTAAACCTGAACAAAAAGAAGAAGTAAAAGAGGAACAAGTAATAACGCCAATAGAAGAAGTAAAAGCAGAGGATAAAAAAGAGGTAAAACAAGAAATAAAAGAAGAACCTGTCGCTGCTAAAGAAGAACCAGTTGTAAAAGAACTTCCTGAAAACATAGAAAAGTTAATTTCTTTTATGGAAGAAACTGGTGGAACAGTTGAAGACTATGTCAGAATTAATGCTGATTATTCTAATGTAGACGAAAATACTCTTTTACAGGAATACTATAAAAATACTAAACCACATCTTAGCCAAGATGAAGTTGCTTTTATAATGGAAGACAACTTTTCTTTTGACGAAGAAGTGGATGAAGAGCGAGACATAAGAAAAAAGAAACTCGCTTATAAAGAAGAGGTTGCTAAAGCTCGTGGTTTTCTTAATGATATGAAGGATAAGTATTATGCTGAAATTAAAAACAGGCCTAATATTACTAACGATCAAAAGAAAGCTATGGACTTTTTCAATAGATACAATGAGGATCTAGCACATGCAGACAAAGTAAGACAAAGTTTTCATAATAGAACAGATCAATTTTTTAACAACGACTTCAAAGGTTTTGAGTTTAACGTTGGAGAGAAAAGGTTTAACTATAAAGTAAACGATGTTAACTCAGCTGTTAAGAAACAGTCTAATATAGATAACTTTTTAAGTGATTTTGTAGAAGACGGTGAAATAAAAAACATGAGTAAATATCACAAAGCTCTTTTTGCTGCAAGAAATGCTGATACTATAGCAAATCATTTTTACGAACAAGGTAAAGCTGATGCGACTAAAGACATTATGTCAAAATCTAACAACATTAACGAAGAACCTAGGAAAGTTTCCAACGGAGAAGTATTTGTAAACGGATGGAAGGTTAAAGCTATATCAGGAATAGATAGTTCTAAATTGAAAATTAAAAAACGATAACAATTAAAAACAGATAAAAATGGCTGGTTCATTTAAAACAAACGATCCACTAGGGAAGTTTTCTATTTCTCCAATGCCAGCGGAGTCTAAGTTCGTTACACAACAAAATTATCTTAATTTTCACGACGGCTCAGCTGATTGGACACAACAATTTCTACCAGAACTTTACGAAGCGGAAGTAGAAAGATATGGAAACAGAACTTTAGGTGGTTTCCTAAGAATGGTAGGCGCAGAAATGCCTATGACATCAGATCAAGTAATTTGGTCTGAACAAGAAAGATTACACATCGGGTATGATACTGCAGTAGTAGCCTCAAATGGTACTATTGTAGAAATTAGTTTACCAGATGATGAAACAACTTGTGCTATAAGAAAAGGTGCTACTATAGCTATTGGTGATACAACTGGTAAAACTGTAAAAGCAAAAGTAACTGGTGTTACTATTGTTCCAGGTGTTGCTCCAGTCCCAAACAAAGCTGAAGTTGCTTGCTCTACATATGGTCTTACAAACATTAACGATGAGATTGCTGACGGTGATGCTGTTAAGTGTTTTGTATACGGATCTGAGTTCGCTAAAGGAACTGCAGGTATGGAAGGTGCTTTACAGCCTAAGTTTAAGTCTTTTGCTAACAAGCCAATTATCATAAAAGATAGATACGAAGTTAACGGTTCTGATGCCTCTCAAATTGGATGGGTTGAAGTTGCTACTGAAGACGGAACATCTGGATACTTATGGTATTTAAAAGCCGAATCAGAAACTAGATTAAGATATGATGATTATCTTGAAATGGCAATGGTTGAAGGTGTTACTAATGCTGGTGGTTCTGCAGGATTTGAAGGTACAGAAGGTATGTTCGAGGCTATTGAATCAAGAGGTAACGTATACACTGGATTTGCCGCTGGAACTGGTTTAGGTGATTTTGACAAAATACTTAAAAACTTAGATAAGCAAGGTGCTATTGAAGAAAACATGTTATTCTTAAATAGAGCTATGAATCTAGATTTTGATGATATGTTAGCTAACCTTCCTGCGGGTAACGCTGGTAACGGTTCTGGTTATGGTCTTTTTGACAATGACTCAGATATGGCTCTTAATTTAGGATTTTCAGGTTTTAGAAGAGGTTCTTATGACTTCTACAAAACTGATTGGAAATACTTAAATGATCCAACTACTAGAGGTCTGTTTGAAGACATTGATGGTGTTTTAGTTCCTGCTGGAACTTCTACAGTTTACGATCAAATGTTAGGTGCAAACATTAGAAGACCTTTCTTACACGTAAGATATAGAGCTTCTGAAACTGAAGATAGACGTTATAAGTCTTGGATTACTGGATCAGTAGGTGGTGTTTACACTAACGATACTGATGCTATGGAAGTACATTTCTTATCTGAGAGATGTCTTTGTGTTCAAGCTGCTAACAATTTCTTATTGTTCAAGAAGTAAGAACAAAATAATGCTAGGGCGCGAAAGCGCTCTAGCTATTTATTATTATATTATATTATATTATGAAAACTAAAGAAAAAAACTGGGAATATAAAGATAGATTATATTCACTAAAAGGCAATAAAAAGCCTTTAACACATACAATTGGCTCTAGACATACGGTTAAAAAACCTTTAATGTATTGGGACGAAGAAGAAAAAACTAATAAAGAAATTAGATATGCCACTAATCAAGACTCTTGTTTTGTAAGTGAACAGTCTGGCACAGCAACTCTTGGCCACATTGTATTTCAAGACGGCATTTTAGTAGTTCCTAAAGAACAAACTAATTTACAAAAACTACTAAGTTTATATCACCCTTTAAAAGACAAAATATACGTAGAAGAAGATAAAGTTAAAGAAGCGGAGATAGACTTAAGCTGGATAGAAGCAGAATTACAAGCTTTAAATTTAGCAACTCAATTAGATATAGATCAAATGGAAGCTATATTAAGAGTTGAACAAGGTTCTATAGTGTCTAAGATGACTTCTAAGGAGATAAAAAGAGATACTTTATTATTTGCTAAAAAAGATCCTTTATTGTTCTTAGATTTAGCGGATGATCCAAACGTTGAGTTAAGAAATATAGGTGTAAAAGCTCAAGA